TATGTAACTTATAACACCATTCACATGTTGCTCTAGGTCTGCACCACAAGTCATGCATCTATAAAATTGTTTGGTTAATCCTACTAATGGTGTGTATTCCTCACATGTTGGACATTTACCATTAACTATTTCTGCTTGTATTCTCATACAATATCCTTAGCTGAACCTAATACTGGTTTGTATTTTGTTTTACCCTCTGATCTAAATGCATGTAAAAAACTAGCTCTTGGTGTTCCTTCAACCCAACTGCAGTGTATCCACCCGCTATTAGGCTCACCCGGAGTATAGAACTCGAGGATGAGCTGATCTGGAGAAAGGTTGTCTTTGATCCAATCGAATAATTCAGCGTTGTCTACTCCTATAACTTCGAAGTCAGCGGCCTCTGCACGTGCATGCTGTGATCTGGCAGAGCTGCCAATCGCCTCGCATAACTCTACGCTACGAAAGCCGCTTGTTACCTTGACCCTGCCGAAATGATCTCGTACCGGTTGGAGAATATTTTCACACAACGCTTTTAGTTTTTCTACCTGCTCTGCGTTAGGATTATTATTTATACCTTTACGTATCGCAGTATCTGATTTGGTCAGCTCTGACAAAGTAAAATTACGTGTAAGTTCCATTATTTTAGTATAAGCTTTTTTATAGATTTTTCACCCATATATATCTCTGTTTCTGCCTCACTACGTATACATTTATAAGACACGTTAGGATTAAATTCTCTTTCAGCTACACGGCGTGCACGCAAACATGCAGCCATTGATTCTTGTATTCTGTGTTCCTTGATCTCTCCATCCCAGAACATAAGTAGAGCAACTACGGTTTCTATCATACTATCTTACCTTTGTTCTCACCCTCTTTGATTACGTATCTCTGTGTACCATTCTTACCATGTTCGACAGACTTTTTTAATTCTTTTACATAATTCATCTGTTTAGCCTCTTTGTTTATGTGAGCTATGTAGTCTAAAACCTTTTTAGTTATTCGTCCCGTTGCCATTGTATTTGTACTCTCTATTTGCATCTTTTAATTTTTCTATATCAGACAAAACCTTATCCATCTGCTTTGTCAAAAATTCTATGTTGACTTTGTTCAAAG